ACACCTTTAGGTTCTTTTAGATAATCCATCTCATCATCGTCTTCCTCAACCATACCATTTTCATCTACGTTTTCGATGATGTCGAGATCTTCCATTTGTTGCAGTTCAGATAAAGCACCTTTATGCATAGCTACAATTTGTTGTAGGCCAATATACCTTACAACATTGGCAGGTAACACATACTCTCCGGTAGACAGGTACGCTGGGATATCGTCGGCCACTTCTTCTGGTGTTGCGCCTGGAGGAGGATCAGCAGGTTCTTCATCGTCGTCTTTAACAAAGTCAGCTTCTTTTTCAATTGAACCACCCTCTGCTGCTGTAACAACTTCTTCATTTTTATCATCGCCTAGCATACTAGCAACAAACTCACCAACAGACATATCAGCAGATGCTTTACGAGTTTCTGGTTCTTCTTTAAGAGGGGCAGTTCTATCCTCCTCTAAGCCAGGAGAAAACTCTTCTTTCATCTCCTCGTCTTGACGTTGCTTATCTTCTAAATTTTGCCTGTCAAGCTCTTGCTGCATTTCGTCCATCTCTTCTTGGGTGAAACCTCTGGTCCGATCTGCATCGCTTTTGAGCAGCATCTCCATTTGCTTTTCAGTCATCTCTGCCATAATTAATCCCTTCTTGCTGATCCCTGCACTTCGTCTCTCATGTGCATTAGTTTTTTTAGCGCAGTAACTGCACCCTGCGCCCTATGCAGAGTCGCTGCATCATCAGACTGTTCTAGTACACGATGATGCTCATTAATCTTCTCGTTCAAATATAATTCTAGTAACTCTGTAAAACGTGCTGTATTAACTAAAGGTAAAACTTGTTTAGCAAGTTTAGTATCCATTACCCACCTACTTGTTGAAGTGCTTGTAATAATTCAGGGGGAAGCTCTTGTTGCTGTTGTTGAGGTGGTCTTTGATCTCCACCACCTGTAGGAGCACCTTGCTCACCTGGAACAGGAGCTTGACCAGTACCAATAGTTCCGCCACCAGTACCCATTGGGTCTTGTCCAACAGCAGCTTGTGCAGGATCACCCATTGCTTCTTTTTGCATCTGTTGCATCATCAAGGCTTGTCTCATAGCCTCTTCTGGACTATTAGTAATTTTATCTACATCTAAATCCATTGTAGCTGCGATCTCACGCATGATATATGGAAACTTAGCAAAAGGAGCTAAGGTAGGATTGCTGACAATCTGTAAGAAACTAATGAGTCGTTGTGACCGAACTTCATTTTGCATAAAGCTTTCAGTTCCACGAGCCTTAACTTCTAGGTCACCTTTCAGTTCTGGATCAAAATCAAACTGCATGTTAAATGCAAACATAGCTTCACCCAAAGGACGAAGTAAGAAATCATCTAAGTTTTTAATCACAGTACGAATAGAACCACTCGCAGCACCCATCAACATGGAGATACCAGATGCAGTTCGACCAGTACCTTGAACACCTGTCTGTCCATAAGAATACGACGGTAGACCAGAAGACTCGTCAGCAAGAACACGCGCCTTATCAAAGAGCATCATGTTCTCACCAGACACATTAGGAAACTTCGTACCAAAGATTGCTTGCCCTGGTGCGCCACCTTGTCTGCGGAAAACCTTACCAGGATAAACAGTCAAGTCTTGCCCAGGAGTCAGGTTAGATTCGTCTACTTCGATTAACAGGTTCCCAGAGAGAACAGCGTTGTCAACTGCTAATCGCATGAAGCCATTCATGAGAGTTTGCGTATCATCCATGTTCTCAGCGAGTCCCACGCCGAAGAAAGAGTATGGGTTAACTTCGTAAGGGGTCGCAAAATAAGGTATTCTTTTAGGCGTGAAGGGATTAATAACAAGGCGTAATACTTCTCCGTTACATACCCAGCAATTAATTTGAACTTCATCTTCATTTTTGTAATCATCGGGAATCTCCAAATTATTATCACGAGCTATCTGAGCATCAACAGTACCCCAAAACTCTAAAACCTCGTATCTTTCAATATCAGTGCCTGAGTAAGCTGAGTTACCCTCGGCAGTTTGATTGTCATCAAGATCGTTTTCCCACCATTCTCTAGTGTAGTCAGGGCCATACTTAATTGCTTCTTCAATTGCATCGTTTCTAAAGTAAGGACGCTTTTTAAGATACCTAACTTGAGAGCGTGTCATTCTATGCCGCTCGACAACATAATCACAATCGTACATGCTGTAAGCATCGGGATCAGGATAGAAGTTCCAGATTGATGTATGTTCTACCTGTGGTACTGTTTTCATAATTGGGTTATACTCACCATCCTCACCCCAATTAGAATATTCTTTATCAAAAGCAAATGGACCTTTCATGATCCCAGTGCCAAACGTCACACATTCAAAACAACTATGTCGTAGATGTCGAGTAGCAGCAGATTCTTCTAACTGATCCTTAATCTTCTTTTCCATCTTTTTAGCAGCAACCATAGCAGGTTCAAAAGTTAAAGAAGTAGGAGTTGCACCTGGACCTTCTTGGACGTTTTTAAAATCTTTTAAATCTTCTCTAAGAGGTCCAAGTTTATCTGAGATATCTTCTTTGTCATCTCCTTCAAAACCAAACCGATCTATTAATTCTTGCTCGGCTGCCTCTACCGCAGGATCTATGTTAACTGTATCTGCTACGCCTTCAGGTAGAGTAGTAGGATCTACACTAATCGGAAACTTGTTCTGACTAAACAGTACATCAATTAGCTGACCATACGCCGCCAGCACTTTCGTTTTCGTAACCTTAATAAACACACGCGACTTTTCCGTTTCAGTAAATTGAACTTCTGGGCCATAGATGCCCCGATAATTTCTATACGATTGTAGCCATCTTGATTCATCATGATACCTTGCATCCTTTGCTCTTTCAAATCTATCTTCAACGTAACTCACAATGTTACTGTACGAACCTCTATCTTCCTCATCGTCATCAAGAACATTAATAATATCATTTTCGTAGGTATCGGACATAGTAACTCCTGTTAATATCCAAATCGGTTGTCAGAAGGACGCCAATTTATTTTAGGGGTATTTTCATACGCAGTTCGTAAGTTAGTCGGCCTAGAAGAAACCATGTACCTTAGTGCATCATAAGCATGATCTTCAGCATGAGTATCAACATCTTCTGGGTTTCTTTTATCTAACGGGATAGACGCTAACTGTCTAATTACATTAGGACACGTTTCAAAGAATCTAATCCCTGGTTCATCAGTATCTTCATCGACCATTAGTCTTTTGTGAATCTCAATCTTACCACTTACACGAGATCCTGGCGATCTATCAGACGGTCTAAATCTACATCCCTCTGCATTTAGAGTTTCTGCAATAGACGGTCCTCTGTCACCTCGTCTAGCCCAGCAACTACTATCCAACACTGCATCTTGGATTCGTCCGTCGCCCTCTTCAACTTCTCTAATCATACGACCTAGTTGATCTGCTGTTAGTCTGTTGACGTAAAGCTCTCTATAAATCCAAATGTTATTATCGTAATCTATAGCACCCCACAAAATAGCAGAGTGAGAAGAGAACCCAAAGTCAGCAGCCCTGATCCTAGTCCAACCATGAGGAACCTCAAAAGGCTCTACTACATGAGTAGCTCTGTTAAAGTCAGGGAACGCGCCTTCTTCAACAACATCCCAGTCTCCATAAAGAAACTGCTTACGTTTAACTTCTGGCAGCGATGCCAACATAGCAATGTAGCTGCCGTCTTGAGTTAGATAAGGGTTATCCCAAACTGAGGCAGGAATAAACTTTCTGGTAATCTCAGTAGAAAGTGTCTTACCCTCTAACTCATATTCTACTTTTTCTGCAAACCGTGTGTTAGGTTTTGCTGGCTCAATAAATAATTCTTTTACCCAACGAGAGCCAATGTTACCTGGGTTTCCTGTAGCCCTCATGTGAAGCGGTATGCTAGTATCCGCTGACCGTAAAGAGGATCTTAGGAAGTGCCACACATCAGGAGAACCGTACTGTGGTAATTCGTCTACGCCGATCCAAGAATACGATTGACCTTGATAACGCAAAACGTCTTGCAAATTTTCGCAATATCCGAACTCAATACGAGCACCGGATGGGAAGTGCCAAGTATTCTCCTGAGTTTTGAACTTTGCACCAGGGACCACCTTTGGATAAATCTGTTGCGTTTGAAAGATAACATCACGCAATTCAGGCATTGACCTACGAATTAGTAATGCACGAGACGTAGGCTTGTCAACAAAACGTAGAGGAGCAATAAGAAGACTGTAAGTCTTACCCCCTCCTCTAGCCCCGCCGTAAAATACCTCCCGCTCATTAGCCGACAAAAAGTCTGTCTGGGGACCAGGATTAGGGCGGAATGCAACTTCTCTAGTATCTTCAATAGGCTCATCTGCAAAATCAAGACCCTCTACGATGGACTGTTCTTTTTTAGATTTAGCTTTATCTAGTCGGCGTTTAGCTTGCTCTGCTTTAATCCGAGTTTGCTTCTCAGTATTTTTAAGATCCTCAAGCTTGCGCTGAGCAGGAGTAAGTTTCTTACGACGTTTCTTGCGTCTGTCATCAAGCTCTTCCTCGGTCCAGGCAAGTTTGTGTAATCTAGTTCCAGATAGTTTACGGTTCGTTTCTGCTTCCAGCCAAGCTGCAACAGATCTAACTGAACGCCCTGATCTAACATGCTCAATAGCCTCACCCAAAAGTTCTAACGCCTTTGGATCGGG